CCTCGGAACCTGTTTGGTGGGGTTTTTGCGTTTGGAAGCCTCCTAGTTTTTGTGCTTGTGCATACCCCTCTCATAGCTCCCCCCCCGCCTCCTTGAACGCCTCGACTATTGGCCTTGCCTCCTCAACGAACTGGGTGCGTTGGGCTGGTGTCCATTGGGTTATGCTCTTGCGTGCTAGCCATTGCCTAGCCTTAATGATGTAGCTATGCCAAGCCTGCTCGGCCTTGGGGTTACTGGTCTCAATAGGGTCTGGTAGTAGCCCAGTCCATAGGGCTAACTGCTTGAGGCCACCGGGGGTAGGGGCTTGGAGGGATGGCCTTGCCTTGGCCACACGCTCATATCGCCTTGCCTGCTCACCGTTTATTTGTGCGATCTCTTGGATGGCATCTAGGTCTAGCCCCTCTGTCCGTGCCGATAGCAGGATGTCCCCTGCGTCTGCCGCTAGTCCGATGGCCTCCCCCATCTGTTGTATGGCATTTTCCTTGGCCTTTTCTAACTGCCTCACCGTTTTTTGTAGCTCCATTCCGACTTGTTTTTCGCTCATTTTTAGGATGTCTTTCTGTGGTTGTGGTTGTGGTTTCGTGGGTTAAAAAGGCTTGGTTTTTTGGGCTAGACTAGAGCCTCCTCAAGCTCCTCAATCTCTGCCTCCTCCGCTGGGGCTGGTTCGATCTCTCGAAATCTATGCTGTGCAAATCCTCGCTCCGGGTGGGGTGGGGTCGTTGAGCAGGGGTTGTTTAAGCCCTCTAAATAGACCACCACTTCCCCTGCCTCTCCGTTCAGCACCACCCCTATGCCTATGCCCCTGATGGTGTACTGCCTATCCTTGATTGGTAGTGCGTTGTAGTAGGCGATGATGTCTGGTGGAAATCTATCGTCCACGCACACAACTTTTGACCCAGTTGTCACCGTTTTTTCCCTCGCTTTTTAATGCCTTTTTCCCACGCTTCCTTGTTCCATTTTGGGCATTCCTCACGCCTCTTTTTATGCACCCTCAAGGCTCGTTCCTTGTAGATTTGCCTCACCCTTTCGCTCCGTTGGATGCGTAAAACTAGCCCGGTTCGTTGGCTCAACTCCGTAAGCCGTGCCGAGATGGCCGCCCTTGTGTATGGCTTGCCGGTGCTTGGGTTGATGTAACGCTTGGCGATGGAGGTCAGAGAGTCGGGGCTTCGGTTCGATGCTAGGGCTAGTAGCGATTCGTCCAAGGTATCGTCCCTTCGATGCCTCAACATTTGGGAATCGCCTTCGTGCTTTATCGTCTGCTCAACCACCTCTGCCGTGAGTTTGGCTAGCTGGTCGAGGTCGATGCTGGGGTTCATCGCCTTCATTTTGGCGAGCCGTTCCTTTACTCGATCTTCCAGCGTGTCGATATGGTCTGCCATGTTGGGGGTGTAACTAGCCAAGATGCTATCCGCTGGGTCTTGGCCTTGCCCTTGGTAGTTCATTATTGGATTTCCACAACCGCTGTCCGTCCTACCCTCGCCAACTCCCGCCTCGCCTGCCGTTCTGATGCGTAGAAAAGGTCAACGACTGGCAACCTAGATTTGCCCGATGCCTTTCGTGATATGACTGCCGTTCCGGTGTCGTGGGCGTGATATGCCTTGCCCTCGATTAGCAGGGTCGTTCCGTAGGGGATAATTTTTGGGTCAACGGCACAAGACTTGCCAGAAACCAACCGTTTTCCAGTTGAGCTTTTCCAACCAAACTCGTCCTCGCCTAGCCAGTACGCCGTGATGCGAGCCTTGATGGTTTTCTTGGCTGGTGGCTTTGGGGTTTCAATGAGGATGTTCGCACCCTGCACCGAGGTTAAGAGCGTGATGGCTAGGATGATGATGGCTTTTTTCATCGTTAAGAAGTGGAGTCGCTCGCATAGGTGCTGATAGCGTCTCGATGGGGATTCGTCTCCCTTGGTTCTTTTGCCTTCTGCGTTGTCAATCGGGGTCTTGAGTTTATCGATCTGTGCCTCGATTGCCTTGGCCTCCATCTTGTTAATCTTCACGCTTCACCTCCGTCCAATGACACCTCTTATTTGGCCTTTTGATCTTGCCCCTGCCCTCAAGATATCGAAGGTGGTACTGGATTGCTCCGTGGGTTTTCTTTAGCACTTCCGCAATCGTGCAGGTTGGGATTTCGTTGGTGATTAGCGTGAACACGGCGTCTCGAAGCATATCAATCGTGGCTTGGTTGCGGGTCGTGGCGTAAAGTTTTTCTAGTTCCTTGCCGGGGTAGCGGTCAGTAAGGATGCCATTCGCCTTTACCTCGGGCGTTGTATAGGTTTCGTTCATCAAGTTTGCAACTTACTTTGAGTCTGGTTTGATGCAAGGGGTAGTTTTAGGTTGTTCTACACCCCACTTCAGAAGCATTCTGTCCTCTGGGTTGCAAAAATAAACGAATCGATGCTTCTTACTACGGACTACTTTTTGCATCTTTGACTTATCTCTTAAATGCTTGGGCACGCTCCTATGGTCTAACCCTCCAAGGGTGTAGTCTGTAAATGGGATTGTTGTGCCCGTGTAAATCCAGTTTGTTGCTTTATATACAATCCCAGAGTGTCCCTGTGCCGTGTCTGCATATGAAACTAGGATTGTAGATTTTGCCATTTGCCTAATCACCCATCCGATGAATCTGCTTTCTGAATTTTTCGGGGCTTCATCCAAAAAACATAGTCTGTTTAATTCAAAAACATCAGCCGCCCTTTCCTTGCCAGCAACTCCACTAAGAAGGGTATGGCTCGCTGGTTTGCCTATGGTACAGGCTCCTATGATTTCTCCAGAAAAATATGCACCATACGAAAAACTTGTTGGGGCTTGCCTGTGCAGGTAATGCCATTTCACTAAGAAGTTATTCGCCGTAATATATTTGATTGGCCTAAACAAAAGTTGGAGCGGCGAGGTCGGAATTGCACCGCCATCCTCCCCTTGGAATAGGGGAAGCTCTACTGTTGAGCTATCGCCGCCAAAACTCATAAATAATACTCCGCTACGCTCTTTCCGCTGTTCGTCTTTATGGTTCGCTTCTGCACATCGTGTCCAGCCTTCCGCAAGTCGCACACTCGGCTTGCCAAGCGGAAGCACTTGAACCATTCCAGCGCCTCCAGAGCCGTGAGTGTTCGGCCTGCCTGCAAGTGGGCTAGGATGCGGGCGTTCTGGTCGTGGCCTTCCGTCTTTACTGGGTGCGTGGTTCGCATAAAGGGCAACTCAAACTGCTCTGCTTCTAGCAAGGCTATCATTTGATTGCCCTCCCAGTTGACTTCCGAGCCGTGAAGTTTTTGCTTTTTGCGTTCACGATTGAGGAATGATGACACCCCCAAGCGTTTGCAATCTCCTTTACTGTTAGCCCAGACTCATATTGAGCCTTCCAAATACCCCACCGCTTCTGGACTGTGTTGTGGGAACGATTTCCCCTTGCCCGATAACGCCCGAAGGTTGGCCGTAGCTCCCTTGGGATGTCTAGGGGGGTGGTTGTGCCCATAACTAGGTTTGCCAGCCCTTTGGAGGCCAATTCTGAGCGATTATGAGCCATTTGGGCGGTGAGTGTGCTTATGAGTTGCTCAAATTGGGCAATTTTGTCCTCGCATAGCTTCACCCTATGGATTGTGGCCGCTAAAACAAGGTCGTTCACGGACACCCTGCCTTTTCCCACGCCTCAAGCGTCTGAAAGCCCATAATTTTGTAAGTTGGAGGGGATTCGCACCCCGATTTGATTGGTTTCTTCATTGGTTGGTTTCCTTTGGTTGGTTGTTGGTTGCTTCTGCGCTGACAATTTCTGGCACAAGCCCTCCAATCCTTGACCGATGCCCTGCCCCCGACCTTCCATCCGTTGCTCTGGTAGTAATCAAAAGCCGACTCCGCATCCGTATGCCTCCACCCAATTTCTTTAGCAAAGGCAATCCATTCAGCGTGCGTGGGGCGCAAGCCCCCTCTCTCTTTCTTATTGTTATTGTTATTGTTATTGTTATTGTGTCCCATCTTTTGCTCATCTATGGACGATAGATGGTGCATAGATGGCTCATCTATGGCGCATCTATGGCTCATAGATGGTCTATCTTTGGTTGATCTTGAAGCGTACCCAGCCGATCTTTTGTTCATATCTGCTAGGGTTTCAGCCGTGCCGCCGTGGTAGATTGCCCCATCTTTAATCTCATAAACCCCTGCAACCTCAAGCTCTTTTAGAAGTGGGTTGGCATCTTGCCCAACCATTCGGCTGATCTGTTCTGGGGTGGGCGGGTTGCCGTTGATAACCAGCCTGCCGCCGGCGTTGGCCTTGTAGATGAGGCAGACTAGGTGAATCCATAGCCCCTTGGCCTCGAGACTCACCAACGATAGCTTCTCGTTAGATAGCCAGCGGTTCGGCTCAAAGGGAAACCAGAAAGAATCTCGCTTCACTTCTTTGCCTTTTCCACATCTCGCTTTTGGTATTTCTTGGCACGCTCCAGTAGCTCTTTGGTTATACGATGCGAGTAGTCAAGGTGGCTGATGATATCCTTAAAGTTTTCCACTTCTGCGTGGTTCAATCTCTTAAACAAGTCTTTTAATCTTCTACTAACCAATCCGTGAAACTCATCGACAAGGCTTAATCTTTTAACGCTCATTTTTTAATTCTCCTCCATATATCTTTTATTAAATCCCACAACATTTCGCTCGCAAATAGAATGGTGAGAAACAGACTCAAGCATCCTATACCGACCACGAATAACTCCCACAAAACTTTCCCGATGGATGAAAGGAAACTCACCATTTGGGTGCTTTCGGCCAGCTTGCCCAAAGCCGAACATCATTTTCAGAATGTCCCCAGCTTCGAGAGACAAACGAATCATCAACGAAACGACCGACAACAACCTCACCGCCGATATCCATAAGAACTCTTTCATCGTTATGTGGTTTCTCCTTTAGTGTTTTCCAAACAAGCATTGACCATTTGGTTTCTGGAACTTGAACATCAACGGCTGACATCTCCGAGCCTCCTAATTGCAAGCACAACCTCGTTTAAGATTCCGGTGATGACTGCATCTTCTGTTCCGTCTGCCAGTTGTTGCACGAGGTCGGCACATCGTTCTCTTTCGAGGTCGGCGGCCTTACTCCTCACATCATTAAGGATGTCTTGGATGAGTTCAGAATGGGATTTCATCTGGGCTTCCTTTGCTTAACGCTTCACTCTCGAGAAGAATCTCTTGGATGATCTCGTTTCTGATGATGTCGTTCTTGTAGGGTTGGCCGTCCTTACCGGGTTTCAGTTCTTGTTTGCTCAACCAGTCAAGATAGTCCAAGCCCTTCTCTCCAAAGGCGGCGATCTGTCGCAGGGTCGAGCCTTTATACTTGCCAAACTTCAGCTCCATATCACGAGGCTCTGTGCCGTTGGTCTTATTGGGGGCGTTGAGCTTGGCCGTGATATCCGCTAGGTCTGCTTTGCTGATCTTTGCGGGTTCAGCCTTGGGTGCTTCCTCAAACTTTTCCGTGTTGATATCTTGGAAGCCCCCATAAGGAACTTCCTCGGCTGGGGTAGTGGATAGGCTCTTGTCGATTAGGACTACAATGTGTGCGAATGCTGAACGACAAGCCCTGCTGATTGCCCTCGTCTGACACATCGCTCGCTTGGCGTAGGTCGGACGCTTTTCCCACATCGGCTCATCGTCACCCAGAAACCCCTCGGCTTGGGAGATGACTTGGCCGTTGTCCATCCTCTTAACTTCACCGATGCACCGATAGCCGTCCTCTAATCTTTCAACATCTCGGGCAGAGGCTACGCATCCGTGGGCAACTGCGATGGCTTGCCAGCCCTCAACCCGGACATAATCCTTTTGGCCTATCCGTTGGCAAGTTTCTTTGACTATGGCACGACAAGCCCCAGCCACATCCGTTGCTTGCCGGATATGGTTCGAGACTCCGTTGCCGTTGTGTACTGCTATTTCATTATTCATTGGTTGTTTCTCCTTGGTTTATAGTTTGTGTTGTCCGTCATCGAATACGCCAAAGCCTTCGGCGTTTTCTTTCTGTGTCTTGGGAAGGTTCAAAAACCTAAAGTCATTCCGACTATCGAACTCTGTATCGGGGAACGCTCCGTGGCTTCGCACAATCCAATCGTCTAGGCTTTCATTCGGGAGGCGTGGTTTCATTGGAACTTTGGTCATGTAGTCGCTGTACCGACCGCTATCATCATTCATTTTGTTTTGTCCTTTCGGTTGATGGTTTCGATTATCGGGGAAAGCCACTTGGTGCTAATGTCGTGGGAGGGTATGCGGAAAACTAAGATGCCCATTGAGGCGGCGAGGTTGTACTTCTCCATATCATTAAGAAATCCGGAGGGTCTGGTATGCCTGCCCCTCGTCCAAACCCCACCCTCTAACTCGATGGCTACGCCGTTGAGGTGGTAGTAATCAAACCGAAAGCGTCTGCCATCTACAAACTTGTATTCCTTGACCAGCCCCCAACCACCAAGGCTTCTCCATAGAAGATCGAACTTGGTTGATGGGGTTAGCTTCATTTAGTTACGCCCCACCCAGTTCTTTGTTGGCAGGACTAGCTCTGGTTGCTTTGGTTCTTTGGGCTGGTTACCCTCGGCCACGATCTTGTCCATCTTATCTAACTCGGCGGCAACGAACAGATAGAACTGCCTTCGATCATAGTTCTGCTGATCGATGTGCTTTGCAAATATCCTCACGCCTTGCAGAATCAGAAGGCCGAAGAAAGCTACGAGGAAAATAATCACCAGCGTATTCTCTGTTTCTGCCACGATGGAGAGCAGTAGTTGGGGTTGGTGATAAATGGATATTTCCCATCGTCCAAGGACTTCATCACGAACCCCTCCCAGATCACCTCACCCGCCTTATTGTTTTGAAAGTTCATCTCCTCCCAGATTGCATTGATCTTGTGGTGGGCGAGACGGACAAAGCGGAGGAGCTTGTTGTTTGGGATATCAAAGGTGACGGCTTCTAGGTGTTCGATATCCTTCATCCTTTCGGCGTAGGGCTTGGGATTCTCGGGGTCGAAGGCATCCATAACCACTATCGTTCCTTTCCCAGTCTTTGTCCTCTGCCCCATAATCTCGCAATCAATGAAGGGGGCTTTGATGCCAGCATTTGCGAGACGCTCAACCATTAGGTTGTGGTTGGATGCAATCTTTCCGTGGCGATTATATCCGATGCCAGTCTTTTGATGAAACAAGCCACGCCAGCCATTCGCCTTACCTTCGATAGCTGTATCTTTTTTGAACTCGATGTGCCACGCTGGAACTCCCGAGGCTTGCGGTCTTGCGGGGAGGGGGAAGGATTTCATTTGAGGATTTATGCTCCTTGGATTTACTTGGTCAAGAGAAAATCAATCCATTGGCACACGCCCATTCCGATGAGGATGCCGAAGGCGAGGAGGGTGTAGGCTTTGAGGTATTTCATTTGGTTTGGCTTCCTTTCTTTATATGATTTCTAGGTGCTTGCTCATCCAGTCCCTAGAGATTCCTTTTTGTGCGAGCTTGTCTTTAATAACCTTCTTCATTGATTTATTTGCGATGTCCTCCGCATCGACTACTGATTGTGCATCGCTTCTGTCTGCCCCGAGTTTTTCAAGGCGTTGAACTCTTTTTTCCCAAGTCAATTTTGTTGTTTTCATACCCCAACCCTACCACACTCCACCAACTTGTAAAGGGTTTATTTATCTTATTTTAACGAATGTTTGTAACTACCTATAAACACCCTACTTCTGTGGGTGCTTTGGGGGTAGTATTTTGAATACTTTGAGTTGTCGAACCACGAATCGATCTTTGTATGGGATAACGAATGGATGTCTTTTTGCGTCTACTTTTTTTTGTTCAAGCATTTGGTTGAGAATCCTTGCTGTCGTGACTTCTGTTTTGCCTAATATCTTGCTGACTTGCTCAATCGTATAATATCCTTCGGGTGCTGGGGGTGCAAATCTATCTTTAATGTGTTGTTGCAAAAGTTTCTGCCAAGGATTTTGTGCCTTCATAATTAAAATGCTTTTATGTCGGTGGGCAAATAAAACTTGTTGCCCCTCTGCCGTGCTTGGAAAACTTCGTGTGTCTTGTCTGGGTAGATAGCTCCGAACGCCCAGCCGTGTTGCCAGCGCATACGCCTCATCATATTCCTATTATACGATGGCCGCAGCCCGGTAAGGCAACCAATATTCCAGCCGGAACGATTGTCTATGGAGACGCTACGGAAATAATCAATGGCGTGGGTATGCCCAAAGATAACATCGCCGTAGGCATCGGCGTGTTGTTTGGCTGAGTGCATTGCGTGGCCGTAGCCGTGGACGAATGAAAGCCCACCGCACTTGTAGATACCAGCAACAGAATCATAGGGAAACATCCTCGCCTTGGTCTCCTTCATTATCAATTCGATATTCTCTATCCCATCGTTGGCGTAGTCACGAGCCAAACCGCTTCGGCTGTTACTAGCCATATCAAAAATGCGTTCATCGTGGTTGCCCCTTAAAAAGATTCTCTCATCCCCAAACTTAAAAAACTCTCGAATGAACTCTTCCCCGCAGTCCCAATCCTTTTGCAGACTCGATGCTTGTTCCTCATCGCCCGCCCCTTTTCTTATCGCTCGGAAGTCCCAGAGGTCGCCGATGCAAACCACGAGATCGGGCTGGTATTCCTTGGTAAAAGCAAGCAGGGCTTTCACCGATGGAGCGTCTTGTTCGTCGCCGTGGATATCTCCACAAGCGACAAACCTAATTGGCTTCATAAAGGGGGTTTAGATTGTCCAGTTAGAGTTGTGTAAATAAGATTGCAACACTCTCTTGCTCGAGGGTTTGTCAATGTTTCATCCGTGCATCCATCCCTAGCTAATTCCATAACGATGTGCATCTGGGAACGAAGGGTCAAAAGATATGTTAGCTGGTCGGTTGCTTCCTCGATCGCATTCTCAACGAGCCTTACTGCTGGCATCTCCCAAAGTTTTGTCCCGCCGTGTTCCTCAACTCCCCGCTTGTATTTTTTCTCCATCGATTCGACCGCCGCCATTTGAAGCGTGGTCATGTGGAGTTCGTGTTTTTTTGTAAAATGTTTTTGAGTTGTTTTCTCCACTCCCTGCTGTGATGTCATCCATTAACGACTAGACCACGGACGCTTGCTGACTAGAGAAATCTTTTGCTTGTTCACTTCTTGCTTTTGCGGAGAGATAAGCTCCCTCCATCCAGAGATATTCGCATCTTCTAAATGGGGCTGTTCCCAATCCAATCCACGCAAGCCGTGCTTCTCTGCAATCTTGCGGGTAATTGAATAGCCTTGGTCATCGTCCCAAGAGGCAAGTAGATCACCACTAGGAGTGCGGGCTAGGGGAACATAGTCAATGGCGTGAGAGCCTTTACCTTGGTCAATATGGAGCGATTGCGGGGGTATTCCACGAGCGTTTGTGACTTTCTTCCCTGCCTTTGTCCGTCCTTGAGCATATAGTTCCTCTTGCTCTTGGGGGGTTCTGACCGAGCAGTAGATCAAAACTGGAATCTTTTTGCTCATCAGCTCCGAGTACCAAGCCCCCACCCTCTTCCCGAAACTAGACTCACACTTTTCTATGTGGCCTCTTGACCTCTCCACGGCCTCCCGAATCGTCATTGATCGAGCCTCTTTCGGAGTCGTTCATTCTCCTCCACAAGTCGAGAAATCGTTTTGAGCGATTGCCCAAAAAGCTCTCTGTATTCTTCTGGGGTTGCCTTGGTTCGGTCGAGCTTGTCCCACCGCATAATGAAGTCGCTAATCGAATCTTGGTTCGGGACTTGCCCAATGTCGTAAGGGCGGGTCGTTACGCACCCACAAAGCAAACTAGCGGCGATGAATCCAAGAATCGACCTCCGAATCACGGAGCTTTCGATTGTAAGCAATTTCATCATCGTCCCTTTCCCTGCGGGTCTTAGCCCTATTTTTAAGCCACCAAAAAACAATCCCAACAACTCCTGCAAGCGAGGCGATGGCGGCCTCAAACATAACCTACTTCTTCGAGAACTTGCTGAGGAACGAAACGATCTTGGTTAGGGTCGCCTCCGGCTCATCACCGGGAATCAAAGAAGCAACGGCAATCACGGCAGAGAGAAGGGCAACCAAAGCACCTACCCACGCAAACACATCTTGAGACTGAACGAAGGTTAAGATTTGGTTCATAAGAAGGGGGGGGTGTCAAAGGGTGACAATAGATTATGCGGCCTCACGATCAACAAGTCCGTCTATCACAAAGGATGCAGTAGGCGGGGGTGCTGGCAGATCGGTAACATTTATCACCATAAATAAATCGCCCTTATACTCTGTTTCGTTAATGTTTATTTTTAACGCATCGGCAATTTGTATAGGGATATTTAAGCCATAGGGTGGCTCGGGTAGAAGAGAGCTAATCCTTGCACCTTGAAGAAATCCTCCTCCAAACCCTTCAATAAAAGAAGCAACTTCAATGGATGGATAGAATTTCTTGTCCCTAATTATTATGTCATCGCTGAAAAGAATAACAGTTGTACCGAGGCTTGGGCTAATCACATCTGTAATACTGCCAGTTCCAGTTGCTTCGCCAATGAAATAATTTGAATTAGGATTGCAAATCATTTCAGACATTTTGTCCGGCCACACCACCCCTTCTCTTTGATTTAATACGCCATTTTGAGAATAAGTCGAGGTAAAGGATTGGCTGGTTGGTGGGCCGACTACGGCAGTACCAGTAAAATTTACTGTGGATGAAAATGTTTTGCTTTTCCAAAAAAGAAACATTGCGTCAGCTAGGCTCATTCCGATTGGGTAATCTGTTCCAATGCCTACGGGAATATCCTTGGTTTCTTCTTCTGGAGCTATGCAGAAAGGAAAGGATTTTGGAAACAGAAAAGCCATAAGGATTTCGTTAGGGCAACTGCCCTGCGTTAATAACCGATGACCGTGATTCGATAGGTGGCGGTGTTAATGGCGAGCGAGCCTGTATCTGCATTTGTGCAAGAGAGGCAGACGGTGTTCGCCTTGTAGGCCACGCCCTGAATGATTGCCCCAGCTGAAACTGCCGATGGCAATCCAATCAAAACAATGTCATTTACTGCCGCACCAGTAACAACCACATCCCGATAATGCTGGTCGTTACCAGCAACCGTCCCAAAGGAAACAGAGGTTAGGGTGGTGACGGTTCTTGGAGATTGCGGAAGCACTCCGTAGGTTGTGCCGCTTGCGATTAGCCCAACATTGATTAGACCAGAAACAACATTGATGTTTGCAGGTTGCGCGGTAACAGTTGCCCCATAAAAGCCAAGAGGAGTGTTGGCAAAAGAAAGCCCCGCACCATAACTAACGACTGCCGTGCCGGAGCTATTGTTAAGCGTCCTTGCTCCATAATTTACAGAGGTAACGGCAGAGGAATCGGCAAGACTTCCAGCCGTTGAATTTACCCCAGTCGTAGAGTTGCGAACAAAGGCGGCGAAACTCTCGGCGGCGGTAAGGTAGCTGGCCTGTGCGGCGGGAACGGCTGATCCGGTGGTCAATAAATCCCTACGAACAGTTACATCAGTTTGAAGAACCGTCTTGGGTGTTCCGTTCTGCGTTAGCTCAACCTCAATCTTGGGAGTGATTGTGTCTGCGCCAGTTTCGGAAAACAATTCCTCAAGCTCGGCGGTTGCCATCGTTACCGTAGTCTGTAAGAAGCTGCCGAAGATAACCCCATTCGCATCAAGCGTTAGATTGTTTGTAAGAGCTGTAAGGCCAAGGTTGCGGACAAAAGAAATCGAATAGTTCCCAGCATTGTTGCCCACATCAACGCTCACATTCCCACTACCCACCCCAGTCACGGCACTCAAGGCTTCGGCAAAGCTGGTCGCACTTGCTCCAATCGGAATGGCGGTTGTTGAGTTAGCTCCAAAATTAAGAATAACCGAACCGCCCTCTGCATCTGAACCTATTGCTAGATCATAAGTTTCATTTTTGTTGGCAGTAGTCGAGCCAATTTGTGTTCTTGTTAGAGACAAGACCCCAGCCGTAGGTGAGGCCACGAATGTATCTGCAAACACGGCGGGGTTGCGAACCAATCGGACAACTTGCTGGGCGGCAACCGATGCGGTTGGGAATCTGCGGGTGCTTACAAGAACCGAGCTAGTGGGGAAAAGGGTAAAGGCATCCCCCCCGAAAGACATTGCCGTGTTTAGGGTTGCGGAAGTAATAAGATAGGCGAATTGCTCATTCCCATAGGTCGTTACAGTAACACCAGTACCAGCAATACCAGAGATAGCGGTATAAACTTGTAGTGGAGTCGCATTGAAAGAAATAGCATTTGAGGTTACGCTGTTGAGAACCAGCTTAAATTGTCCGTCTGTTGGGTCGCCATCAATCCCGCCAATGCCCAGCTTAATTGAAGAACCGGTTAAATCTAAATCTCGTAGGAATCCGCTTTGATCTCTCTCTTGCAAACGAACTCGGAGGTTATAGGAGTCGTTGCGGGTAAGAGTGGGGAGCGTGCCATTCCTAGCCGACCCCGCGGCCACTAGGTTTCCATTGGTTGTGTCAATGTAGATGTCTAGACTTTGAGCCATTTAAGTGTCCCGTTGTGTCAATTCTAGGCTTTGGCAAGAACTGTGATTGTGCTCGGCGTTCCATTTAAGCAAACATTCAGAGTGACTTCTTGGAATCCACCGCCACCAGCTCCAAAAGAAACTTCAAATCCATTCTCTTTTTCTGTTATGGTGATTCCAGAACCAGCTAGGGGCTTGGTAGCTTCAATCCTTCTTATCAGTTTATTGAAAAAAGACTTCGTCAGAATTGATGTTCCTTGAAGCTCTGTTAGTTGGTTTTCTCTCATAGACCCTATGCAAACCGAAAGCCTGCTTGAACCTCTTTATATGTAGTTCTTGCAACAAGAAACAACCCCCTGCGTTCACAAGCGTGCGAGTCTGTGCAATAGCCAAAATAACTGTTTAGGCTAAGACCTTGTTGTTGTCCGGTGTACGGAGCTATTGGATTTTCTGGCATTTTTGTTCCGTTAATAAATGGGGGCATTTGATTTACCTGACCAAAAGAAATATTCCCCAACTTAATTTCAGCAGTTGCATTGATATTGCCCTTAATAAATTGTGATTCATTTATATCGGTAATAAACTCTGCTTCAACAATAAGAGGGGGGCCGAATATGCCCGCATCGGGTGTTGGAATAAGGCGCACTATTGCTGGTGGCAATCCAGTTGAGGAGGTTAAGCCAACAAAGGTAACAAGCATTTGAGTAATACCGCCGTCTTGTTCTTCTGTGGTTACAGACTCCACAACCATTCTTGAGTATTTCTTTGTAGAAGATGAAAAAGCAGAGTGAAGCGTGTCCTTCTGTGGAATAACTGTGTCTCTGTTTGCGGTTTGGATGGCGTAAGCTTCAATGATTGTTTCTAATCCATTGGGTTCTTTATTTAAGTTTTGCCTTTGCAATACCTTTGAACTGATTGCTGAGCCGATGACTAGACTTGCCATATTATTTTACCACCGTTCCAGATTTCATCAAATCCACTAGAGTCTTAAGTGCTGTCAGAGTTTCTGCTGATAGTGAACTTTGTTCTTCGCCTAGATTGCCAGATTGAGTAGTCTTCCTTGTGAAAGTCCTATCCCTTTCAAACTTGCTTGCCGCCGCTTCCCTAGCAAGTTGTGATGGGTCAACCCCACTTAGCCCTCCACGAATCTGCTCGCCCAACGAGGGCATCTCCCCTGCGGCTTGTTGGGCGGCCAGCTTTTCTCTGTCCCTTTGGGTTGGTGCAATCTTCTCGGCAACCTTAAAGTTCTCTGTTTTAAGTTGTCGCTCTCTTTGCTTTCTTGCCACATCGAGGGCTTGTTGACCAGCCCTACTTGCACCAAGCACGCCGCCCGCCGCTCCGGTGGCCGTTTCAGAAGTTCTTTTCTGTTGCTCCCTAGCCCTATTTGCGTCACGGATTAGACGCTGAAATTTCCTATCATCAGCATCGCTTTCTATCTTAATCTTTTCATCTATGTTGTAGCGTTCTTCCCTATAAATTCGGTTGTTGTTGTCTATCTTTCGTTGCACTCTCTCTTGCTCGGTTTGCTTCTCTCTGGACTCTGCTTGGTCTGCTAGTTTTTGTTCGGCATCAAAAACCATTTTATCAAACTTAATTTGCAGCTCTGCACTCTCCTTGGCTTGCTTATCATCTAATTTTTTCAGCTCGGCCTCTTTGCCTGCTCGTTCCTTTGCCTGCTTATCAATTAGGGCGTTTCTATCTCTAGCATATATCTCTCCGCTTTGGTCTTGGAATTGCTTTCGAGCCGCTGGGTTTGTTATTGATTCGGCTTCCTTATTTCTTTTCTTGTATTCTTCAGAAATTGCATCAAGTTGTTTCTCTTCTTCGGTCAGTCCGGCCAGCCTTTCTTCATTTATGTTTTGTGCCGTAATTCCTTCGGCAAGCTTGAAATCCCTTAATCGTGTTTCGGTTTTAAGTAATGCCTCAAGCTCTGCCTTTGCACCAGTTGCTCCAGCTATGAAATTTTGAAATGGGCTTCTGTTAAGTTCGGATAATTTGTTATTGATAGCAGTAATATTTGTATCAATGGAAGCTGTTTGGGCTATGGCCTCTGATAGGTTCATGGCTTTCCCAGCTTTTTCTATATCATCAAAAGATTTTTGTGCGTTGGTTGCTGTCTCTTTAAGCATTTCGCCCATGCGGGTAATCTGGTCTGTAAATAACTTTACCGCTCCAATTGCCACCGCACCAACTAAAGATTTTCCAACTATCTGCGAAAGACTTTCTGCCGCCGATGATGCCACATCGCTTGCGTTTCTTGCCTCTGAAAGACTACGGCTAAAGTTCTTAAATGCACCACCGGCCTTTTCTCCACTAATTGTAAGTTTTTTGACTGCCCGCTCTGTCCCGGCGACTGCCTTGTCTACTCCGCTATTGTCCCCTCGGACTCGGAGCATTAGTTCTTGAGTTGCGTCAGCCATACTATAACTTCAATTTGTCACTCGCCTCTTTGTTCTTGCGGGCAAGATAAACATTCATATCGTTCATAACTTTATCAATAGCCATCTTTAGTCCCGGAATCCCCATCTTTGCCGCACCAGATACAGACCTTTTTTTAGTCGGGTAGCTCTTGGTGTCTAAATAACCAGCACGATTGAATATGAATCCTTCCATTAGACTTGTTTTACTGTCTGCCTTTTCACCACCACCTAGTCTCTTTATGGCCTCCTTGCTATAATCTCCCTTAGTCAAAGAGGGGGATTTGCCAAAAGCATAGGCCGCCGCCGCCCAGCCGTTTCGTATGTAGTTTACAGCATTTTTTCTGCCAGCAACCAGCCTTCTGGCCAAGGCACCGATTGTTCCGGGTTTTGTTCCCATTCCAAGTCCACCAGTCCCTTGTTTGGTTTTTCCAAGCGTTGGTAATCCTCGATTCTTAAGCAACCAGTTCACTAGCTTGTACGTTCCTATGAAATTTACGTTTTTTGCTTTATAGCCTACTGCATATTCACCAATTTTTCTTCTCTTCGCCTTGCCATTTTTCGTGAACCCTATTGGCTTAAATACTTTTTTTGTGACCACCTTGCCCTCCACTCTTTGAAGTTCAGAGGCGATCTTTGCCGCGGTTGTTCGGTACGTAGTTCCGATTGCAGTAATAGCAACATCACCTAGCTTTGAATTTATTACATCAGCCATATTTTTCTTTGAGGCTTTCTGATACTGCTGAAGTTTGTGCATAAACTTCGCTTGGTTTAATAGCTCCACGGTAATCATATTTTTTGTCCTATGTTAACCCCAGCAGTTTTTCTAGGTTCACCAATTCTTCCCCTCCTACGCCCCCAACCCTGCGACACTTCACCCCGTTCATCCATAGATAGGCGTGGCTCGCTTGTGTCATAAGGGCGAGAGGCAACTCCCATAAGATATACTCCACGCTCCATCCTGTTTTTTCTGCCAACGAGAACACAAAGCTAGCTGTTCCCGCTGGCGTTAGGCGTTTCCCAGTTCGGCTTGGTGAGGTGCTGGGATGGCCTCCACCTTACCCTTCTGGGCTTCGTCCAAGATGTTAGAGACGATTTGAGTGGCCTCATCTCGGTCTGCTTCTGTCTTGCCTTCAATAAAATCCATAATCTTCTCACGAAACAAGTCCCGATTCCAAGCCAGTTTGATCGCCTCTTTCTTGTTCTTGGCTAGGAGAATGTGAACATAGATAAACGACCATATAAAATAGATAGATGAATCGTTATCGTCTCTTACTTGCATGAGTAACAACCTTGAGCCCTCCGTGTAAGGGGCAAGTTTTTCCCCCATATATTCTTTGTCTGGGGATATAAAGGCCGAGTTTAGTTCTTCATCGAGGGATATGCTCATAGATGCTTTAGGATTGCCCTTCTTTGTTCCGAGGTTGCGTTTTCTGAGATGAGAAGAGTTTGCCCGCCCCTTTGTATCACCCGCACCGGAACGGCTCTTTTAAGCAGTCCCAAGAAGGTTTCTCGGTTCTCCAAGGCGGCACGCACATATCGGATAGGGCTTTCTGGGTCACTCTTCATTTCTGACCAAGGGCGCTCCATCTCTGCCTTGGCCTCTGCCCCTGCCCCAGCCTCGAACCAGAAGGTTGCTTGGGTGCTTCCATCCTCTTTGATTGTCCTAGTTACCGGGTCTAGCTGTCTTGGCTTTGCCCCAAAGGAAGCAACGGCACTCGCCACTTTTATGTTAGTCGTTCCCCAATAGGCTTCGGTCATAAGTTTAGGATTTCATTAGAGGATTAGAACCTCTATTAAGTTACGTTCGGATATCCGGTAGCCGAGATGTCTAGGGTAGTAAACGCATCGTTTGATTTGTTAATCGTGATGGAGTCGATGCGGAGAGAGCCGTTGCCTATTGCCGTGGTTGCATTCGCCAAGGCCGCAAGAGCCGCCCCAGCAGTCACATTGTAAGCACCAGTAATAGCAACGGAAAGCGAGTAGGAGGTCGTAGCGTTGAAATATCCAATCGCAACTATATCCCCCTGATTATTTTTCACCTCGTTCTTCTCTACATTACGAGCCTCTGAAAAGCTCTGAACCAGTCCGATGCCAGCTTCAGCAACCAAGCCAAAAGACAAGCCCGCCGTGCCAATCGTGACGGCCGCCATTAGATTGAAACCTCGTTAGAAAGTGTGTTTTTCATAATCCCCTTTGCTTGTGTCAAATTATCGTGGGAACACCCGCACCTTAATCAATTCCCATATTGTAGAAAATACCGCCCCCGACACTAGGGCTACCAACCAGAGCTTTGTTTTAATGGTGTGCGACTCTCTCTCTAGGGTATCTACCTTGCTGTTAATTTTGGCTGTCCATTGGGCAAGCTCGCTAGTGTGGCGTTCCAAAATCGAGATTATATTGGTCTGCCTCTCCTCGATTCTTGCGAGCCTCTCCCTCAGATCAGCTACTTGGTCTGCACTCATTTCCACCAATCGGCTGAATCTTTGGCCAGTCCTAGAATCGCTTTCTGTGCGTCTGCAAGGCTCGTAGTGAGGTGAACGGCTGGTTTGCCGTCGATGTAGCCTAACGAGATAAAGCCCTCGTCTAGTAGGTATTGCAGAGCTTTGCAGGCTTGTTCGTCCTTGCTCATTTGCTTGGCGTTTGCCCTGCGTCCTCGGCGGCTTGCATATCGCTGTAGTTCGGCAGTCCTGTGTTGCTTGCTGGCCGTGGCGAGCAGGAGCAGAGCAAGAGGGTGAGGAGGAGGAGGGGCATTATTGTACGTCCAGTAGCCAAAATGTGCTTTGAAAGATTGCAGATGGAGATGATGTTGGAAGAGATGAAGAATTTGAACAATGAACCTCTGGACCGTTTCGATTGGAGCTTGTAGAGTTGGTTGGCCCACCAGTTAGGGTTAGTAATGGAGTCTGTCCGATATTGATGTTAGGATTTGTCGATGAGTCTGCTCCGTAGAGATTGATATTTCCGCCTCCGTCAGACTCAATCACAACGCCGAAAAACCGAGTGTCAGATGCGGCAAGTCCAAATCCGTTTGTTAGCGTGGTGTAAGAGGTCGGGGTTAAATATGAAGCATTAAATCCTATGAGCCTTGCTTGTATTACCCCAGATTGAAGGGCAAATTCAGCACCAAATCCTTTTGCAGTAAGCCCATTCACGCCAGCAAGCGGGGCATCAGTCGCACTGCCAGTGCCGCCAAATACGATTCTAATAACTGAATTTGTAGATGCCATTCCCATCTGACCACCAATCGAAAATCTAATACGCCTGCTGTAATCAATGAGCCCAAGCGAAGCAGTCATTTGTGAAACTGTTGGGTCGAGATATCCAACCTTGCCAGTACTAGACGCAGCAGTCCCAGCGTTAATTATCATAAGCAGACCAGCAGTATTTGCAACCGCAGCAGATGCGCCTGTTCCAGTTGCTTTTGTGTATACGCCAGCGGGGCCAACTCGCCCTGTCCGTAACCTTCCAGTAGAAAAAAGAAGGTTATCGATATTACTTGGATTCTTAATGAGAGGCATCTTCCCCTCCTTAGCTAACTTCCGTCACCCTGGCCGTGCCAGCGGTGGCGAACACGGCCGAGTGGGTGATGGTCGTTTGATGATTTGGCACCTCGTAATAATCACCCGCTGATAGACGCACTTGATAGGCAATCGTCGTGCAAGTTGCCCCAGCGCAGATATGAAGGTTGCCCGCCCCTTCGTTAAAAATCGTCAGCACTTCCCTGTTCGCATTGTAATTAGCCAGCACGGTAGAAGCCGTTGTGCTGGTGAAGTTAGAGGTTGTGACGGCCGTGCCTTGAACGGCAAAGGTGTTGGCGGTGACCGTGCCACTAATCGCAGGGAGCGACGCAATCGTGACGCTGTTTGATATGGATGCCGTAACAGAGCCGATCTGGGCTGTGCCAGCGGGGAGGGCAGAGCCAATGGTGACTGTGCCAGAGATGGGGAAGGGCTTATTATCTCCAAATTGGATTCCGTTAAAATCAAAAACCCCCGCAACCAGTCTTGGGGCATTACTGCCGACATCTTCACTTGTCGAAATTATTCCTTGAGCAAGGTTCGCCGTCACCGTGCCAGAGATGGCGGGGAGGGAGCTGATTGTGACTGAGTTTCCAACCGTGACTGTCCCGCCCACGGTAACTGCGCTTGCTCGGAGTTGGGTGTTGGTTAGGGATGCGTCAGAAAATGTGACAGTTTGCGATGCGGGGAAGTTCAAAACGGACACGCTTCCGGTAACTGCCCCGAAGGTGGTTGATTGGGAGGCGGGGAAATTAGAGATTGAGACAACGCTCCCGCTGACTGCGCCTCGCATATCTGTAATCGCTTGAGTTCCAAGACTAACAACTGTATGGGCGGTGATGTGTTGCCCGCTTGAAAGGATGGTTGAAAGCGTAGTTGCCGATTGGTTGCCGTCTAAAATGGAAAGTGCCATATTCTCAAGCTCCTTGTTAAATCACGGCCACATACATAGAGTTTCGCTCTTCGCTGAAATCCAAGAATCGCAAGCCATTGTCTAGCTCTGATGGGGTACAAATTAGGCTCATCTTCAAGCCCCTCTGCCAAGCCCTTTTGGCTGTACGAATGGTTGGAGTCTGCCCAGTAATCCGTGCCGTATAAACCTTTGTATCCACTATATTGTTTTGTATCTTGGTAAAGAGAGGAGGGGTTTCAGAATAGAAAGCCTCAAAGATAGAGCAGTATTCAGCGTCAAAAGCCTCTTGGCTAATCTTGGCCGCCGTGTCGGAGTAGTCGATTGTTACGGCAACTTCATAAACTCCGGTGTAGTTGCCGAGGAGCTGACCCCCTACCGATGCAGAGATTGTGGCTGATGGGAATAGCTTTGCCCCCACCCGATTAGTCTTATAGGTATTTAGGTTGGGAACATTAGCCAAAAGATTCTCAATGGCATCCTCGATATTGATTTGGACGCTCTGGTTCATTTCTTTGCCGTTGCCGTTATGTCTAAAGTCATAGCTCTTGACCAAGTTCTATTCTGACTTATCACGGCGGGGGTATCCCCAGTCACTTTTGCCACATAGAAAGTGATGTTTGAGTTGGTTGTGAGGTAGCTTGCCAAGTCTGGGTCACGATAAAGTTGCTCTAATATGTCATAAAACTTGGCATCGAAGTCGGCTCTTGCGGTTGTGTCTGCCCTTGCCACATAGGTAATAGAGGCGGGGGTTTTGAATACACCAGAGAAAGGCACAAGCTCCTCCCCGCTGATGGTGGCTTGAACCGTGACGCTGGGCATTGTCCTAGCAGTTCCCCTCTCGCTTGTAAAGAAGTTCACCCCAGTAATTCCAGAAACAACATTAAGGAGGGCGTTCTCAACCTCCCTCTCTATCGAGGCCATTAGGTCGTAATCTCCGCAAGTTCGATGGTATAGGAAAGCCCATCGGTGCTTTGCGAAAATCCTCCGATCATACGCTCCACTCCACTAACTGTGCAAAGAGAGCCGATGACTGGGGCAGAGATTCCAGAAGCCAAAACAACTAGGCTCTGGGTGACTCTAAATACCTCCCCGCCTATTTCAAGTTCGCTTGCCGTGGATAGGTCGGTAACGGAGGCAGAAACAGAGGACGAACCCAAGCCAGTCACGGATTGGTATAGGTCTTGAATCATATAGGACAAGTCCGTTGCAAAATAGGAGGTGCTGATAGTGCCAGCCATAAAATCACCTCCTATGTCAATCCATCTTAAACATCCCCTCAAAATCAAATATGTTGTCAGTCTCCCACTCGTTCTTTTGGGGAAAGAAGGCAGTCGGTTTGCCCCTTCTCACTACTGACGCAAGAATGATGGGCGCACTATTGATTGCCCAGAAATCCTTTGCCCCTCTAATTGCCTTTGCCATCTGCTCAACCGATGGGGCGGTGTAGGTAGAAAGCCCTTGAATCTGAATCTCTGGGGGGGTCATCACATAGAAGTTGTCTTTGCCCATATCAGTTCTTGCCTTGGTGATTATGTCGAGAGGATTGCGATAGAATCCTTGGCTATTGCCAAAGGCGGCCACTAGGTTGTAAGACTCTGGAAGTCCTTCGGCTGGTTTATCATCTAGCTTGTCGAAGATAATGTTCGTCTTGTCTGCGTCCTTTATCTCTGGGTGACTATATACAAAGTCCGTCCAGCTTCTTTTGCTTTTGCGGTAAGCCTCATATTTGTTCGGCCATATCTCCAAATCTAAAACATCCCCTTTGCTCCCCGCTTTTACATAGGAGACAAGATCAAAGACCGAATGATATTGAGGGAAGCAATCAAAGAAAACTTCGTGGCCTTGGTCGGCTAGGTACTTGCAAGCAGGAAGGCAACGAAGAACATCCCCTAGCCTCTGCGAATACTTAATACTTTTAACACTCATCGACTACGCTCTTATCTGTTATGAATGGGAAGTAATCTCTCAACCGAACTGGACTTGTGGTTTGTTGTAGCTTTTCCCATCCCTCGACTAGCCCCTTATACCCATAGAAATCTTCTTTGAATTGTGCTTGCTCCTTTGTGGCATAGGCGAAGTGGTCAAAGGTTAGCCCCCAAGTTTCTGTCACTCCCCTTGGAATCATCATCGATTGGACATTCAGCTTGGGTGGTTCGTGGCTGGTAAAGTGAACATCCTTCCCCCACTTCCACGCCCGAAACCATTCATACCAATTCGAGCCAAAGCCATCTCTAGTCACTACTTTTTTATTCTGCCCAACATAGTAGTTACAATGAAACTGCATACCTCTCCCATCCTCGCATCCTTTGAGATGCCCAAAGATTGCCTCTAGTTGGTCGGCTCTCCATATCTCATCAGAATCCATCTGCATCACCACGCCATTCTCCACCCCCTGCAACGCCTCGTTAATCATCGCCAGCTTGCCGGGGAAAGGCTTTGCCCGCCAATAAACAGAAACATTCTCGCACCTAATGCTCTCGAGATATTCGTGCGTTCCGTCAATGCTTTTGAAGTCCTTGTGCCATTTGTCGGGAACTTGCTTGCACCATCGAGTGCATCCAAGAGGCTCGCTAACTCCCTCTACAATCCTCCATTGCCAAGGAATCTTGAGCTTTTGAAACTCTGCAAGATGCCTTTCAATATAGGGCATCCCATTGAGGACGACGGTAAAGATGGTTAGCATTTCAATCGCCCATAAATAACGCTAATCTCTGGACAAAAAGAAGCCGAGTCGTGCCGGTAGCACTCAAACCCAATCGAACCAAACCAAGCTACAAACTCATTTAGCCAAGCGTCTGAATAGTGTAGCTCAATGGCAATTTCTTTTAGATTATGGACATTCCCAATTTGCAGAAGTTGAGTCTCATCTCCTTCGATGTCACACTTAATGTGGGTGATAGAATTCTCTGTTATCCAAGTGTTCATTTGAGGTGCGGAGTCTGCCTTTTCGCACAAGAACTTTCCTTGTGGGTATTGTTGAGAAAGGGTTTGAATGTCTCCTTGGTTTATGTCCACCCCCATATAAAACTCTGGTTTTTGAGATAGAAAATACTTGGTCGTTCCGTTGGCCTCTTGCCTTTCTGCTTCCGTCCAGAACGCACACCCCAAGTCAAGCACCCTGCCACCAGCTACATTGAGATGTTGCCAATGGATTTCGGGTGATTCCGATGCGATGATTCCCTTGGTCATAGTTCAAATATGGCCGCACCATTACGCACAGACCAATCTTCCCAGAGCAGTTTGGCAAATCCCTTGAGCTTGTTGTAGTTGGTGTGGTTCTTTATGTCGTTCACATCATCTAGGGCGATGATTGCTTTGTCTGTTAGAAAAGGACGAACGCAACGCAACTCTGCCTCACCCGAGAAAGGAGAGCCGTCAATTAGCACAAAGTCAAAGTCCACATTATGCTCAAAGTGGATGTCCTCGATTGCGTTGGTCGAGTATGGGTAGGCGGTTTCAAGGCATACATTGTGCCAGCCTAGGATTGTTTCGATGGGGTACTGATTGAGATTGGTTTTTGTGATTCGGTAGAACTCCTCGATGTCGTTCTTGTTCATCCAGAATTTCGACAAGGTTGCAGTTCCATTGACTGAAACGCCTCCCCTTGCAGATAGATTCATCGAGTGTCTGCCGATGCGGTCTGGGTGGTTCTCAATGCTGAATAGCCTTTTTGTCCTAATGCATTGAGTCGAGCCGTCCCCAGTTCCTCCCCCGATCTCTAGGCCAACATCCAATCCCTCGCTATACTTTGCAAGGGCTTTACCGAATGAATCGTTAATGCTTACTTCTTGCACTTTGCGTATCCAGTAAGAGCCTTCACGATCACATATTGAATCACCGCTTCCTTATCGTGCTTTAACGCAATCATCCCACACTCGTACAAATCTTTCTCTGCTTTTTCGTCATAGGTAATATCAACCTTCACATACTTGGTGGTGTCAGGGCGAGACTTTCCGAATTTAATTATACCAAGCCCCTTCGTATGCTCCCCCTTTTGCGATTGCCTACATCCAATTATTTGCTTTGCGTTTTTCATAGATTGCTTTCCCTTTCTCGTAGAACTCCGGCTTGTTGTGGTTTTTTAGTTGCTCGTCTGGGTTGCCCCCTGCGAACATCGGATTCTCGTGCTTGAATTGTATTTGTCTAGCCTCAATTACCACTCCGTCTTGGTGTGCTGATTCTGTGAACTCATTATCCGAGTATATGCCGTCCGAGTCTTGGTAGTCGGGGTGGAATAGATGCCCCTGCTTCTTGAGCCTAGATTGCGTCAAGATCGCCATACAGAGGAGCTTATCGGTTCGGAGGCCATCTGATACTGCCAACACTTTCTCTGCCTTTGTATCCCCAATAGCGTTCAAAATTAGGGTATCCCAATGGCGGGGTGGTGTCCAATCATCGCTCATTTGAACGATAATGTCCCCCTTGGCTATTTTTGCCCCTGCGTTCCAAGCGTTGACGATGCCTCCGGGGTTCACTCGGATTGCTTGGTGGGGGGTGTAGTCAATGGCCTCGTCGTGATCGACCATAAACAGCCACTCAATTTCTAGTGGGTTTTGAGCTAGGGAAAGCCATTGCCAGCGTCTTTGCCAAGCGACTTGTGGCCTTCCTCTTGTAGCGTGGATAATGCTGATCTTGGGGGCGGGTCGCATCTTCTTAATCTTTTCAGCTTCGCCAGTTTCTCCCACGCACACCGAGGCTGTCTCGTATAAGTCCATTGCTTGCCAGTTGTAGATTGCCTCGACAAGATTCCAGTAGTGGGTTTTTGGTCTATGCAAGGTCATACAAGCCCTTGCCGAACCATACGTCTTTAGCCAGTTGCCCTTCCCCGCCCAATGATTTGCTATATAAAAATAAGCTTCTCGGCGGTCTGGTTGCAAGGCTACTGCTTGTCCAAGATAAGAAAGCCTCTCGTTCTCTGGAACGCACCTCCCGAGGTTGCACAAGACATCATAGCGAAGTGTGTCCTCTAGCTCCGAGAAGCCCAAGGCTCGCATACTGGAATCAATGCACTTGTCGTATTTGCCAGACAAAAAGTATTCTTGGGCTTGGTAATAAAGGGCGTTGGGGGCGGTTGAAAGCGTGTCCTCTAGGATTCTAAAGTTCCTTTCGGCACTTTTGGGCTTATATCCAGCGGGCTTGTGGATGCGGAAAATCTTGTCCACCCCAATCGTCTTGTTTGGCTCTTTAGTGACAAGCATTTCGTGGACTCGGTTTTTCCAGTAGCAAGTGCCTTTCTTGGAAATTTCTTCTCGGAGCGGGATGAGGCCAGCGTTGTCTACATTGTATTTTAACGCCACGAGGTGAGCGTCTTTTTGAATGGCAAGGTCAATAGCCTCTTCGACCGCCTTTGCCCCATCCTCGGCCATTACATCGTCAGCATCGACCCATAAACACCACTCGCTCGAACAAGCCTCTAGTGCCGTGTTCCTAGCAGTTGCAAAATCGTCTATGTGAGGCCAATCAGTTCTTTGATTCTGGTAGTGAACGATTTTCGCACCCAGACCTTTGGCAATTTCTTCTGTTTTGTCTGGAACAGCGTTCCCCCTAGCGATGCACACAACAAGCTCCGCTGAAATGGGTTTGAAACTTTCCAAACATCGGCCAATGTATTCTTCTTCATTGCCTGCAATTAAATAGATTGAGATAGGATATTTCAAGGGGATTTCGGGGTTAAGGATTTTAGCTCATAAGGATGTCAAAAAAGAAAAGGGGGGAGAGCTTTCGCCCTCCCCCCATTCCTATGAAACAACCAACAATTCTTTAGGCGAAGTTTGTGGTGATACGAACCGCCGCATTCGGGTCAATCACGACCTCGTCGGTGTTCATACGCACACGCAACACTTGGCTACGGCGAGATTCGTCACGATAGCTTTCAGAGACGAAACCACCAGCCGAGTCACCCGACCAGACCAAGGTGCGTCCGATTCCACCAGCGGTGAACTCACCACCAGACACTTGACCAACGATGATCTTGGTGTCCGGAACGATGAACGAACCAGAGTAGGTCTTGTTCTTGCCGGCGGTATTATAAGCCGCACGACCAACGAGGAGGTTCTGAACTCCCAGAGCCGCCGCAATCTCTTGTTCAGAGAGCAAACGAGCGCCAGTATTCGAGACAACTCCGAAGAACTGATTCTGCAAGAGGGTGGAGCGTCTGATTAACTCAAACACATTCGCCGACATCGCAACGCAGTTGGACTCATAGCCATATTGGGCAAGAGCCAATTTGGCCGCCGCCACATCACGAGCCACATCGACTGTTGCAACTAACGCTTGCGTATAGGCAACTGCACGAGTCTGGTCAGCGATTGTGAAGGGAGTCGTTGCGTTCCAGAGAAGATCGGCCACCCGCTTCTCGTGGGAGAGCTTCAACTGACGAAGCAAGAACTTCGCAGTTTCGGCCTCGTATGCAAAGAACCGATTCAAATCTTTTGCACTATCATCCGGCACAAGCTCTTCCAATCCTACCTCGTTCGTTGCGTAGTTTGCAGAAGCGAAGGAACGAATTCCTCGGCTGTAGCTAGAACCGCTTTCACGAGCGAGTGCATTGTTGGAGAGCAATTCTCCACCAGCTAATTGAACTTTGAGGTATGTTCCGCTTTTCGCATCAACATTCTGCAAAGGGAGCAAATTCGCTCCGATCAAACCGACATCGGCTTGAGGGGCTTCGATCAACGCTTGGTTGATGTCTGCCCGAATCGTTGTACCACCGCTTACGTATGCCATATATTTATATTCTTTCTGGGTTGGTTAAATTACTGGGTTAGAGGAACTGCAACCTCGATGACTGCATCAGCAAGAGCAGTTTCGAGAGCAACTCCGACAACGCCGACATTGGCCGCCGCTGTGGTCACAAGGCCAGAACCAGTTGTAGCAACAAGGTTGCCAGCGGTGATTCCGTACTCGGAAGTTGCAAAGAAGGTTGGGTAGAACAGCTTAACTGCTCCGTTGTCATTAGCCGCCACATCGCTGATGGTTGAGCCAACGCAACGAGCAGAACCGGAAACAGCCGCACGAGCCGTGCCGTCCGTGTGAATCTCAACGAATCGGTAAGCCGAAATCGCTGTGGCGAAGTTAAAGGTGCGAACTGCACCGCCGTCAATGTTTGTTGCCATTTTAGTATTATCCTTTTATTTAGAGTTTAGTAATACCACGAGACAATGCCTCGGTGTATTCTTTGGGGTTGGAGAGCATCACGGCTTTCATCGCCTTGAGCTTGCTTGTTCCGTAGTCGCTATGGGCGGCCACGAGAGCTTCAAAAGTTTTGGGTTCTTCCTTTTTCTCGGAAGGAACTTCGATTGAAGGGGAGGCGGGGATGGGCTTAATGCCGAACTCGGTTAGAACTTTCTTCACAACCTCGCTCATTTCCTCGGTTTTCTCCTCTTTCTTGTCCTCATCTTCTTTTTCGATGACGGCCTTGGGAGCTTCCTCGGCTTTAACTTCCTCTTTCTCTTCCTCATCCTTGGGTTTCATCGCCTCTTCCAAGGCGGCGAGACGAACCTTAATTTCGTCCATATCTTTTTTGTAATCTGTGTTTTCCATATTTGTTTTGTCCTTTTTGTCAAGTGGAGCTTCCTCCACGGCTTCTTTGGATACGGCTGGGATGGTCTTGCCACCCTGCACATAACCGAGTTTTTCCATAAACTTCACCATCTCCTCGAACAATCCGTTCGTGGCGGCTGGGCTGGAAACTAAATCAGCAGAGGCGATGCTCTGGGGTCGAATATAATCCTTACCATCAATCGTCTCGGATTCATTTACAAAGGCTAGGGAAACGCCGAACTGGTCGGGGGCTTCGGACGCCATCTCTTTAATGAGGCCATAGTGGGGAGAGTTGCGAAGTAGGCGAAGGTCGGCAATCAGTTTGTCCCCTTCAATGCGTGGATTCCTTGCGAACCCAACGACTGCATCCAATCCGCTTCCGTGGTTCATCTTGACCTTCACGCCATTCTTGGCACTTCCCATAAGTTTGAGGGCAGTCTCTAGGCTTGTTTTATCCACGAAAAGGTCGTGTCCCTTGGCCTCACCTACCTCCAAAATTGAAACTCCACCTAGCTCGGTTTCTTCTAGTTCCTCGTCCCGATAGGTGGAATAGGCAACCGCCGCCCTTTGTTGCTCCTCTGGAAAGTCGCTGATGGCTTGCTCGTCTCCCATAAAGCGGGAAACAAAGTCTTGTTCGGATTCGTCAGCGGAAGGAATGGGTAGGGGCATAAATCATCGAGATAGTGTCAAAGAAGATCGCCGTCTGCCTTGCGATAACTCTCTTTAACCTCTCCCCCGCCAGCCATCTTGAGAAACTTGTTCACCCTAGCCATAGCCCAAGCGTTCCTAGAGTTAGGCTTTCCCCCGGTAATCGTTGGCCTAAAGCTAGTCGAGAACGCACCCGCCCCCCTACGAAACACTTTCTTTAACGCTCCAAGGCTAGGGGCTTTCCTTGTTGGATGCTTGTCTTTGAACTCGGCGATCTTGTTCTTGAGTGCCTCCTCATTCTCGTCTGAAATCTCAATATCACCAGCCTTGCTTCGGGTGGATGCCGTGCCTTCTGGGTTCTCCTTCGAGCCTTTGATTCTCTCCTTGGGAGGGGCTGGTGTTTGGGAGACTGGTCGGGCTAGTTCCTCTTTCTTGTCGGTAATCGGCCCACCCACAATCCAAGCATCACAAGTCCTTTTAGCGGCACACTTGAAGTCAAAAATCTCGCAGTAACCCAGATCGCCACCAATAGCCACCTCGTTTGCATCCTCTCCAATCCCCTTCTTGATGCACCCTAGAACTTTGCTTCTCTGGTCGAAAGCCGCACAATTACCACAAAGCATTTTCTTGGCCGTTGCTACATCGCCTTGGAACTCGTCTGCCTTGGCTTTCCAGTAGTCCTCGTTTGGCTCGTTTGGATTGGCTGGGCCGTAGTTTGCATCATCAACCGCTGTCTGCCTATTGGCTAAATTAGTTTTGATGTCTTGAGTTGCGATTGGGCAAGAGGCTGGTTCTGCTAGTTCTTTCTTATCCCTTGCCTCCATCTGTCCAACTACTTTCCTTGCCCACGCATAACCAGCATCGCCACCCCATCCATTCCACGCTTGCCAGCCCTTGCCTTGCTCGTCCCAAGTTGCACCCTTCTTATCGACTTCGTGGCGAGTTAGGAAGTTCAGCATCCTCTTGACTGTATCTGGGGAGAGTTTCACGCCATTCTGCAAATCCCTAGCCCTAGCGATGCCCACCGGAGTCATTCCCCTTTGGCTGGATGGTTTTGTCTCTCTAACATTCAAGGCTCTTTTGGCGGCCTCCCTTGCTCCCTCTGGTGGGGTGAAATCAATCCCATCATACTTTGCCAACTCAATCCCTCCCATCATTCCCTCGATCAGCATTTTAATGGATGCTGGGTCGAGCTTAGCTAACGCCTCTTCAGTATCTTTTTTTTTAACCTCTAGCTCCTCGGAGGATGGGTCAATCGGGTCTTCTGGAATGGGTTTCTGGTCTCCACCCTCATCCTCGCCCTCCTCTGGTTGCTCCTTTGTGGGTGCTACTTGTTTGGGTGCAGGGGCGGGAGGTTGTTGCGGTTGTGGCGGTGTCGGTGTGACAATATCGGAAATGGTTTCTGGGGCTACTCCATACTTCTCTGCCAAGTCCTTAATCAGCTTGGCCTCAATAGCCCTTTGCCTCATAGCACTCTCAAAGTCTTGGCCTCGCTCTGCGTAGATGTCGGCGGCGGTGCGGAGTCCAGTCTTGAACTCGGAGATTGCTGAAGCGGATTCTCTGCCCAAATCAATAGACACATTCGCCCCAAAGTTAAAGATGCCCTTAGTGGTTCTTGTCCCGACATTGTTCTCGATCAATCCTCTTGCTACTCCGTCTGCAATTACGATGTTCTTGATGGGGCGAAGAACTTTATCATCTAGGAGCTTCTGGTATCTGCGGAAGGTTCGGCCTGCTTGTTGCATCTCAAGGCGGGCGGTCGGGCCACTCATAGCGGAAGGGTCAACGGCGAATGAGTAGGGGATGCCAAGCCCAAGGCAAATGTTCCGCAAAAGAATCTTATGGAACTCGGCAAACGCTCCGCTTGGTCGGCTCGGGCCGTCTGGGAAAATAATATCTTCACCCGGCTCTAGGTAGGAGATTTTGCCAGACTCAATCGCCTCTAGCTTAATCGTGTTCCCATTCAAATCCTCATCGTTCGTAAGCGAGGATAGGTCGGAGGCATTGTTGTTATTGCGCTTCACGATGCCAGCTTGTGAGCTTGCATTTTTAGCGGCCATCTTCTCGAAGTTGATTATATCGTATATGTCGGTTGCGTCATTGATTGCGGTATGGAAAGCGGAGATTCCTCGGTACTGGTCAATGCGGAGTGGGTCGAATAAGTGAAAGGCTTGGCTTGAGGGGATAGTTGCTTGGTAGGTGTAGAAATCCCCGATGCTTCGGTTGTAGATGTCGTAGGCACTCGGCGCACCAGTATCTCGATCAATATGGATTCCACCGATCAAATCTAGGCTTGTATAAACCTTGAATGGGTCACCCAACCTATCTGCCTCGATGCCTTGAATCTTTAGGTTGCCATCCTTGTCTCTCACGAGGACTATCAAAAAATCTCCGTCTCGTAGCATCGACATCATCGCCACTTGCATAAGCGTTGAGCCGGTATGTCTTGTGGTTAGGTCGCACTTGTCCCACCACTCTGCCCAGTACGCCTCAACCTCGGTATTGACTACTGGATTCTCGGTTCTGGCTTGGTAGGAGACATTGGCGGCGGTATGACTAGCGAACTTCATTAAGATAGAGCGAACAAGGCCAACATTTTCGGCCAAGTCCCTCGCCCTTTTCATTAACTCTACTCGGTCGTAGTTGGAACGATAATCTTCCGCACCAGAAAGAGAACTCGGCCCCTTGCGTTCCCTTGTATATTTGACCGCATCGTAAGAGAAGTTGACGAGCTTCTGCCGTGCAATCATCCGATTAACTGCCCCCTGCGGGTTCAGAAATGCAACGGCTTTGTCGATTAAATTTAGCTGTGCTTTTTTCACGAGAACTTTGCGTAAGTGGTGCGGATACGAGTGCCGTTGGCAGACTCAATGGCTAGGGTCAATTCTGCGATAGTATCACGGACTTCGCCGAGGTTCGCCCTTGAAAAAGAACGGCCTGCGATCGAATAGCTTGAGCCCGCCACCGCTATCGCTTCAAGACAAGTGATATATTTATCACGCAACGAAGTTAGGGTGGCAAGGGGTAGCCCGAGAAAATCACCCTTCGCCATTCACCTCCTCCTCTGTCAAACTTGCGGGAGAGACTTTTAATCGACCATATAAAGCCGCACCGACAATCGACATACATTCACAGTCCATTAAATGATTATGCTTCCCGACTTGCTTCCACACAAGCCTTTCCCTTCCGGTCATAGGATTCTTCACTCTCACCTTCACCTCTGCCTCGATGTGGACTCGCCAAACATCGGGAGTGTCGAGGGCTATGTATCCGGGTTCTTTCAAAAGGTTGGAGAGGATGTCTTTGAATACTGGATTGCTCCACCGCCAAACTGGGCAGAACTTCCACTTCCACCCTGCCTTTGATTGAACTGCCTTACCGCTGAATGGGTCGCCATTGGCGATTCGAGCGTAGGGGCGTTGTAGTTTTCGCTCGTCTACAATTTCGGAGAAGCTGGTGCGATCTGAGCCAAGCAACGCCATCCAGCCGTTCTTGCAACAGTTGAAATAAACATCTCGGGTTTGATCGCCCGAGTCGCAGAAAACGCACTTGCTCTCCACCTTAAACTCCTCGGCCTTGGCTTGGATGTCTCCCCAAGTTTCTAATCTCCCAGCCCACACAAGCCTTGACCTCCCCTCCAAATCCCAAGCCCTAACAACGCACCAAGCGTGGAAGCCCCCCGCCTCTTGGATGTCGCAAGCCATAATCAGCTTCTCGTTCACTCTGACCTCTCCCATCTTGTAGTCGCCCGCCACGATTTCCATCTTCTCGCTTTCGTGTTCCATCCAAGGCTCGGCTAGGACTCGGTTCACAAAGTCTTGCAGGCCGATGATTCCGTTGTGTTTGTCTTGAAGGTATTTGACTGCCAAGCTCCCAAAGCTAACCCAAGGGGCGTAGATGCCATTGAGGTGATAGCTCCTGCGGTTAGGCTCACCCTTGAGATTGGTTGCCCTCCATTCGCCCTCACGAAGCATCTTGGTTTTCTGTCCGTCTGTAATCTTGCCCTTGCACTCCTCGCACTCGTAGTGGGTGCTAGATTTCACCAGTTTGAAATCATAAACCCCATCCTCGATCTTGGCGGCTTCATCCCACTTCACTTGCCCCCAAATCAGTTTTTGTTTATGCCCACAATGAGGGCAAGGCACGAAATAGAATCGCATATCCCCTTTTTGCCATTCGCTCCAAATAATTGAGTCGGCAGTTGTCGGGGTGCTGGTTGCTATGATTAAATGATTGGGATAGGTGCTAACTCTAGCCTCGGCAAGTTGTACTGGGTTGGCCTCTCGCCCCGACCCTGCTTGCTCTGGAAACTTGTCGACCTCATCCATGCAGAGCAACGCAATCGAGCGACTGGAAAGAGCCGAGGGGCTTGTGCCAGCCCACCATACCGAGCATCGCTTAAAGTGTTGCTCTAGGATTTTAATTCGGTCTGTATTCTCTGGCCGTTCCTTGGCTAGTGCAGGGCAATCGTCCACCATAGGAAGCCATCGGGTTTCTGTAAATGATCTTGCCAAATGCTCACTAGGCATCACCCACAAGGCGGGGCAAGGTCGCTCTGCTACTCGGTACGCTAGGCCAGCTAGAATCGTTGTGGTCTTGCTTGTTTGCGCCCCCCATACCAACACCACCCTGCGAATCGAATCATCACCAAAAGCCTCTAGCGGTTCACGGACATAGGGTGTGAGGTTGGTCGAGTACGCACCGGGAATGTTCGTTACTCTTGCGGAAAGGGTTAGGTTTTTCTCTGCCCACTCTGGAATTGAGAGTTGTTCCCTTGGCTCAAACAAAAGGCGGGCAAAGTTCTTGGCCTCATCGATCTGGTTCATCTCTTGACCATATAATCTTTTGCGTATGCCCAAGCTGGCTTGTGATGGATTTCGTGATGGCACTCGAAACAAACAGCCAAGAAAAACTCCACCTCATTTAGCCTATCCCCAAACCTCCCTCGCCTATGGTGAACTTGGCTCGCCATCTTGTGTTGGCAAACTTGGCATACCGGATTGTTGGTTAAAAACTTTTCCCTTACATCACGATAGACTTCGTTCTGGCCTTTTCTCTTTGCAGAGACTCGGCGTAGTTTCCCGCCTCGCTTGAGCGGGGTTTTGCGTTTAAGGGGAGAGCGTTTCATTCGTCAAAGAATGGCAGAATCAATCCTAGTAGGCCGAGAGTGGCGATGATGACAAGAAAGCACTCATTCATTTGTTAATCCACTTCCCGATGCACTCAAATAAAGTAGCGAGTAGATAGGCGAGAATAACGCAAGCCCAGAACGCTATATTAAGTAGCACGATTCCAAGCACTATCCCAACCCCAATTTTTAGTCCTAGTATCATTTGAACGCTCCTTCTGCTTTCTGGATGGTCACAAAGATTTGATCGATGCCCTCTTGAATAGCCCTTTTAGCACACTCTGGGTCACTTGGGTTTGCTCGTGCGGCCAAGCTGGAAGGCATTGCATCCATTAGGTTTCTAATTGCTCCCAACCACTTGCCGAACACTTCCCGCACCTCGTCCATTCTCACAAGCACTCTGGTTACTTCCTCGAAGCGAGCGTGTTCCATTTCGGCTTCTGCGACTCGCTTTTTTGCTTCGCCCCATCCTTGAACCGCCGCCCGCATCGCTACTGGGTTTTGATTGTTTGCCGCCGTAGCTACCAATGAGTAAGCAACTACTTCCGCTTGCTTCGCTCGATTCAATCTGCCAAGCGAGGTTTTCGATTTGTATGACTCGGCATCCGAGTCCTTCAATGGCTCGGAGGAGGTCGGGGATGGTGCGTGGAGATTCTTGCTCACTCGCTTCTGGTTGGCGAGCCTCCACCTTTGAGCGTCTGACTCGCTTGTAAGGGGCATACCTCGCTTTACCATTCTAGACAACTGCCCCGCGTCGATGCCCCACTTTTCTCGGAGTTCTTTTTGGGTAATCATTGGCTAGGGTAACTGCGGAGGGATAGTCCTCATTCATTTGGCAAGCGTGGCCTTTTTGCCAGTAAGGTTTTCCCATCGCTTCACAATCACATCGCAGTAGTTGGGGCTGATTTCCATTCCGTAGCATTTGCGTTTTGTTTGCTCTGCACCAATAAGAGTTGCACCAGAACCCAGAAATAAATCAAGAACCAAGCCGCTTGCTGGGCAAGAATTTGCCAATGCCCTGCCGGATAGTTCTACTGGCTTTTGTGTCGGGTGAAATTCGTTTATTCTTGAACGCTTTTCGTCCCAAACAGAAACTTCGTTGTTTGGGCCGTTCCAATATGGGCTTTCTCCTTTTTTGAAACAATACAAGCAGGGTTCGTGTTTCTGTTTATATTGTGCTCCAATAGCTCCAAATTGAGCTTGATTTTTATTCCAAATGAGCCAACTGCGAATTACATAATTATTTGCTTGGAGGACTTGGAGGACTTGGAGGACTTGGAGGACTTGGAGCGACTTGGTGGCGGCAAACCATAAGTATAGGGCGGCCTCATCCTTCGAGTGCTTAAACATATTTGGAACAGAGTCATCGTAGATTAGCGTGGAGTTGTCGTTTTTAAGTTTTTCTCTCCGCTTATCTGTTGCGTGTCCTCCATCGTAATTGACCCCATAAGGCGGGTCGGTAAAAACCATATCTGCCTTTTCTCCATTCATAAGCCTAGACACATCTGCCTCGCTTGTTGAGTCCCCACAAAGCACCCTATGTTCACCAAGAAGCCACAAGTCACCCGGCTTGGTGATCGCATCGACTGGAACTTCTGGTACTTCGTCCTCGGTGATTTCTGGGTGTGCGTCCTCCATCATCAAAGCAATCTCGTCCATGCCGAACCCAGTAATTTCCATATCTAGATCGCCAGTATCGATTTCTTCTAGGATATCTTTGAGCATTGGCATATCGAACTCTCCGCTTAACTTGTTGAGGGCGATGTTGGCCGCCTTCTCCTTCTGCTCATCTAGATCGACCGCCCAAACATCCACCTCGGTTTTGCCCATAGCCTTATAGACTTTGAGCCTCTGGTGGCCTCCCACCACATTCCCAGTTCGCACATTCCAAGTGATCGGCTGGATGTTTCCAAACTCCGCTAGGCTCTTGGTCAATCGACCCATCGCTTCATCGGTAATTTTTCTTGGGTTATATTTTGCCGAGGAGATTTCGTTTATTTTTTTGGTTAGTAGGCAGGGGTATTTCATAGGGTTAAAAAAGTTACGCAAGATTTATGGTATAAGTGTTTGACATAAAGGTTGATGAGTCAATTCGCACAAAAAAGTCGCGCCTCGGAACC